ATGAAAGCGATTAGAGTTTCAGTGAGTTTCCACGAGTGGTCAAAGGTCGAAGGATTTTTAGGCCTGTTTATGGAAGACGAAGATACATTTATTTATCTGGTGGACAATGTAACATTTATTGCCGTGTTTGCCGGGGAATGTGCGATGGCTTACTTCAAAGCTGCGTTGGCCGAAGCGTTTGATGAAGAAACGATTATTGTAAAACTCAGATAATATAACGATGAAGAAACGAATCATAGTAGAATATGGAGAAGTAAAGCGGATCGCCTTGCTGATGAATTGTACTTACGAAATGGTGTCGCATTCGCTGGCTTACCGAAAGGATACCAAGCTGGCGAAGGCGATCCGAAAAATGGCTTTGATGCGCGGAGGTGTCGAAGTAGGTGACGAATCGATAAATAACAGGAATCATGGAAGCGAATTGGTTAAAAGCGTTTAGCGATGAGATCGCCTGTTGGCGCAGCATTACCAGGAAAGAGAAACTATATACCGTTTACTTCCTGCTGAGTTTTACCCTGTTGGTTGGAATGGCGGATTGTAATCCGGTATGGGTGATGTTTTTGGTCGTGTTGAACTTCGGCAACTCTGCACGGCTGATAAAAAGAGTGCCGATTGATAAATTGGAGGAATGATTATGGATAAAATTATTGTAAAGATTGAAGTTCTGGGTATTCGTCAACACCGGGTTCATAACATTCGGGTAAATGCGTCGGAAGGTCGTTTGGGAATTCAAGTTCAAGTCCATAATGAAAAAGCAAGTTCATGCTTTCAACATATCCTTGAAAGAATTTTGCCAAAGCGTATACACCTTTCGTGGTGGAAGCCTGCCGATAAATGTATGCAATGTACTGATGTTGTTTTACGTTTGTCGCACCATTCAAGTATTCATAGTGAATTGTTGCCTCGTCAAACCAAATCTGAGCCATTACACAATAGGCAAGCCGCAGAAAATCAGTATTGTAAAGATAACGAAATTTCTCCCAGTTTGAATCGTTATCCTGGCCGGTTATAGAGATTTTAGCAATAAATATATCCATTATGCAATAATTTTCTGCAAATGTAAACAAATAAATCGAGTGATGGAATATTATAAGAACGAACTATGCGTGACATACGAGGAACTTACCTCCGGTGATGATCCTGTGATAAAGTTCAGTACTTTAAATAGCAATATCTTCAGAGGTAACATCAGAACCGCCAAACGTGGCGGTGGCGAAGGTTCCTACGCATTGGTAATCTATTCCTCGCTCCGTGAGAAATACAAGGCCCGCTATGTGGCGAAATACGGTAATCCGGAAAAAATACTAAAGTTACAGCGTATGAGAGACAGGGTGAAAATGGACGAAAAGGCAAGGGACTTTTACGAGACGTTCAAATATGACATGAACGGTGTTCAAACAGGACTCAGTGAGAAGCTGAAAGCGGAATACACGTTGAACGCTTCGGTGTTGAATGCGCTGGCCTGCGACCTGGAAGAGAAAACCTCCAAGCGCAAGATGTATGGCAACAGCCTCAGCACCGTATGGGAAAGCGTGGCTGCCACCTGCGAGAACCTGCGCGAGATTTACCATCACACCCTGCCGGAAAACCTGCCCCGGCTGCGGGAGAAGATCAACCGCTACAAGAAAGAGGGTTACGTGTCATTGATCTCCGGAAAACTGGGCAACGCCAGCACGTTGAAGATAACCAAAGAGGCGGGTGACTTCCTGATCGCCTTGAAACGCAGCCGGGTTCCGGTCTATACCGACTCTCGTATATTCGAGGAGTACAACCGGGTTGTTTCGGAAAAGGGCTGGAAACCGCTGAAAAGCAAACGTAGCCTGACGATGTGGTTCGCCCGTCCGGAGATACAGCCGCTTTGGTGGGACGCCGTGCATGGTGAGCTGTCGGCACACCAACGTTTCGGTCGCAAACACCGGACGGAACTGCCTTCACGCCGTGACACGCTTTGGTATGGTGATGGGACGAAACTGAATTTGTATTATCAGGACGAGAATGGGGATATGCGTACCACGATGGTCTATGAGGTGATGGATGCGTACAGCGAAGTGCTGTTAGGGTATTACATCAGCGACCACGAGAACTTTGAGGCGCAATACAACGCTTACCGCATGGCCATCCAAGTAAGCGGGCATAAGCCTTATGAAATTGTGCACGACAACCAGGGAGGCCACAAACGGCTGGAAAAGGAGAAAGGGACGACGGAACCAGGCTTCTTCGATTTGATTTGCCATGTGCACCGTGCAACTGCTCCATACAGCGGTCAGTCCAAAACGATTGAAAGTGCATTCGGTCGTTTCCAGTCACAGGAGTTGAACAAAGACTGGCGGTTTACCGGAATGAATATCACCGCCAAAAAAGAAAGCAGCCGCCCGAACTTGGAGTTTGTCGAAGAAAACAAGGACAAACTTTTCACTTTGGAAGAACTGAAAATCCACTATGCCGAAGCTCGCAAGGCGTGGAACGAGGCCAAACACCCGGCGACCGGCATCCCGCGCATCAAGATGTACGAGAAGAGCGTGAACGAGGAGACGGACGTGGTGACGGTTTACGATATGGTAGATATCTTCTGGATTTGGACGAAACGCCCCGCCACCTTCACCGACTCCGGCATAAAGATTACCATCGGCGGGAAGAAGTTGCCTTATGAGGTGTACGAACGTCCCGGCGTACCCGACCATGAGTGGCGCATGAAGAACACCTACCGCCAGTTCCATGTCAAATATGACCCGAATGACCTGCGCAGCATCCGCCTGTATTGGGAGGACAACGCCGGGGAACGTCGATTTGAACGGGTGGCCGAGCCTTACATGGTTATCCATCGTGCCCTGCAAGACCAGACGGAAGGCGAAGCCGCCTTTATCCGTCAGGAACAGGAAGCCAATATCAGAGATCGTATCGATCGTCAGGTTATCGCCAAGGAGATAGAATATGCTTATGGCGTGGCTCCGGAACAACACGGGTTGAGCACTCCGAAGATGAAAGGCGTTACTGCCGAAGTACAACGCCAAGTGGATCGACGGACGAAAAAATATGATCGAGATCCGGAAGAATTGCAAATCGGACGTGCCACCAAAAAAGCCAGCCTCCTTACTTGGGACCAACTTGGCAACAATAACAAAGTGGACCTGCGAAATGTGGCCGGCAAATTATAAATCAGAAATCATAAATTACAAATCATAAATATGGAATCATTAAGCAACAAACAGAAAGACACCATCCGCGAGGCTCTTCGCGCCTACGTCGCTAAATATCCGAGCCAGAACAAGGCAGTCGGTAGCCTGAAGAACACCAGTGTCGGCACAGTCAGCAGTATCATGAATGGCAAGTATGAAAACATCTCCGACGAAATGTTCCGAAATATCGCCTCGCAGGTAGGCGGCGGAAAAGCCGAAACCGGTTGGCAGATCGTCGAGACCTCCGCCTACCAGGAAATCAGCTTCGCGCTCGACGATGCCCAGCGCTGGCGTAACGTGACATGGGTAGTCGGCGAAGCCGGCTGCGGCAAGACAACGACGGCCCGCCTATATGCCGAAGAACATAAGGAGGTGTTCTATATCCTTTGTTCCGAAGACATGAAGAAAGGCGACTTTGTGCGCGAGATCGCCCGGAAAGTGGGTATCAAGACGGACGGCCATAATATCCGCGAAATATGGGGACTGATATTGGACGACGTGATACAGATGGACGCACCGCTTTTGGTATTCGACGAAGCCGATAAACTGACCGAACCGGTATTCCACTACTTCATCAGCATGTACAACAAATTAGAGGACAAAAGCGGGATCGTCTTCATGAGTACCGATTACATCAAGAAACGTATCAGCCTCGGCCTGCGCCACCAGAAACCCGGCTATAAGGAGTTCTTTAGTCGCATGGGACGTAAATACTTTGAACTGGAAGAAACGACCGCCAACGATGTCTATTCTATTTGCATGGCCAACGGCGTACAGGATAAAAAGAAGATCGAAGAGGTCATCCGCGATGCCGAGCCGTGCGACTTTGACCTCCGCCGGGTAAAAAAAGCCATCCACCGTGCTAAACGGATGGGCGAATAAGGACTATTTGAACACTATTCAAACATCATTCAAAAAGGATATGAAACGAGCATTGAGCGTAAAAGACATATTGGATAAAAAATACAACACGTTCCCTTTTGAGGGAAAATGGAAAGAGGCATTCGGCACACCGGAGCGTGTCGGCGTGTGGTTTATCTGGGGAAACAGTGGCAACGGTAAGACGTCGTTTGTCATGCAACTGTGCAAGGAGCTTTGCAAATATGACCGTGTAGTTTATGACAGCCTGGAAGAGGGTGCGTGCTTGACTGTACAGAACAACCTGAAGATGCACGGCATGTCGGAAGTAAGCCGCCGGTTGGCTTTCATACAAGAAGACATGAAAGCCCTGAAAACAAGGCTTCGCCAGCATAAGAGTTACAACATCGTCGTAGTGGACAGTTTCCAGTACACCCAGATGAGTTACCGTGACTATATCACCCTTAAAGAGGCCTTCCCAAACAAGTTGTTCATCTTCATCAGCCATGCACGGGGCAAGAATCCGAAAGGAGATGCCGCCGAAAGTGTGATGTATGACGCGACGTTGAAAATATGGGTAGAAGGCGGAAAGGCTTTTAGCAAGGGACGGTTTATCGGTGAAACAGGCGAATACATCGCTTACCCAAAGTTGGCCGAAGAATACTGGAGTGACAACGGAACAAGATCAGGAAACCATGAATAAGAGGATATGAAAGTCATACAAATGACCCCCAAACAGGGCTATGCAAAACCCGACAACTACGCCGCTTTCTACGGCTTGCTGAAACAGATGCCGGGAGCGAACAAGGAAGAGATCGTGCTTCAGTTCACGAACGGGCGTACCGACAGCCTGCGCGAAATGTCACTCCACGAATACAACGAAGCCATCCGCGCGATGGAGAAGCTGACACGCACCGAAGAGACCGAAGCCATGCGTATTTTGAAACGCAAGCGGTCAGACGTGCTCCACCAAATGCAACTGTTAGGTGTCGATACCGCCGACTGGAAGAGGGTCGATGCCTACTGCCTCGACAAACGGATCGCCGGAAAACGGTTTGCCCGGCTCGATTACGAGGAACTGGAAAGGCTGTTGGCGAAACTACGCGCCATCCGCCGGAAACAAAAGGAGGAGGATTGACCATGGCACGCTACATCCCCCTACAAGACAAACTCGACGAAATCGAGGAACAGGGCAAACGCCTGCGCCGCCGTCTGGACTACCTGAAAGGCGAGCGCGACTTCCTGATCGATATGCTTATCACTCGGCCGGTGAAGGACATGGAGGCGCAACGCCGGCTACTCCAGGAGTGGGACGAGGAGATCGATAAACTGGAACAGTCGATTGCCTACCTCCGCCGGGAATATGTGAAATACAAAGAAAATCAGAATAAACAGATGTGTAACAATCAAAAACAGAAAAGAACATGGAAACAGTAAAACAAACCGTCGAAATGACACTCGAGGAACAAATCGAATTTGAAGCGTTCAAGGAAGAACAGGCCGCCAAGCGAGCCAAGGAACAGGCGAAGCGCGACCGCGAGGCTTACAAGGAGCTGGTGGACGAAACGATTGAAAGTGCGATACCGGACTTGCAGTCTGTCAGTGACTGTATCAAGACGGTAAAGCAGGGAGTACTGGAAGACTTCCGCCGAGTGGTCGAAATGAAGTCGGAAGTCCTGAAGTTGAAAAAGGACGGCCAGCGTACGGACACCTTCACCAACTCGGCGGGGGACAAGCGGATCATCATCGGCGTTTACACCACCGACGGATACCGCGACACCGTAGAGGACGGTATCGCTATTGTAAAGGAATACATCGAGGGCCTTGCCAGTGATTCGAAAACAAGGGCACTCGTAAAAATGGTACTCCGCCTGTTGGCACGTGACGCGAAAGGGACACTGAAGGCAAGCCGTATCGTCCAGCTTCGGAAACTCGCCGAAGAGTCGGGAAACGAACGCTTCATCGAAGGCGTGCAAATCATCGAGGAGGCCTACCAACCCGCCATCAGCAAACAGTTTATCCGTGCCGAGATCAAGAACGACAACGGCGCCTGGGTGTCGATACCCTTGGGAATGACGGAGGCATGAAAGTAAAATCCGCCACCCTCACCCCCGGCCGCTGGATCTACGTCTGCCCCTGCGGCTTCCGTACCACCGTCGGCCGGGTGGTGAGGACTTCGAGCAAGTGGATGGTCTACTGTTTCAAATGCAAACAACAAACAGGGAAATATTATAAAGTCATGGACGAACGATTGGAATTTGAAGAGAACTTCAACAACAAACTGAACTGCACCTGCTTCACCACGATCCGCCTGCACCACCCGGTCCGGAACGCCATCGGTGCCGTGAAGCAAATCTACCTGAAGGGCGTATGGAAAGGCAACGCAAAGATCATGCACGCCGCCACCCTCACGCTTGACCGGATCAACCTCCCGATTGCGAAGCTCGACACCGGCCTCCTGCCGGATGAATGCCGCCGGCTGATCAAGTCGCTTTACAAGAACCGCCCCGGCATCAACTGGGAGACGCAGCCGTTAGACTACCTGGTGCTGGAGTATCTGAAGGAATCAAAGGAACCGTCGCTGTTTTAGTTGAGAGTTGAGAGTGGATATTTGACAGTTAAATCACAAATTAAAAACGAAAATAGAATGACAACAAATGAGATAATAAAAGCAATTTGCGAAATAAAAGATGCACAAACACTTGGTAAAATTGCTCATAAAACAATGGCTCGTGCATGCCAACTTGAAGAAACATTGGAAATTGATTCGGATTCTGAATTTAGAAAAAAAGGAAAATTCTTCCTGAAGACAAGCATGCACTTTGAGATGGAAATAATCAATGAGGAAGAGGAGGTGACGAATGAGTGAGCTGAAACACCTATTGGAAATCGAACCGGACCCGCACGGAGCACGGACGGAAACACGCTACGCCAGCGGTTTCCCCTGCCCCCGTTGCAGCGGGCAAGGCGGCTTCCGGGACGCGACCGGCCACAACGGGCGCACCTACACCCCATGCGACCTTTGCGACGGCACAGGCAAGTTGAAGGTCGTGGTCACGGTAGAATGGGAAGCGGATTATGAATCCTGAAAACATCCCTGAAAAAACACCCACAGTTTCGGAAATTTCCGTGGGTATCTTGAAGATTTCCGTGGGTATTTCGGAAATTTCTGTGGGTGTTTTTCGGGGCATCATAAGAAATATCATTTTTAAAACTGAAAAGACATGAACAACCTATTGGAACGAATCAGAAGAAAACAGCAAAAACAGCCGGCCGAAGCGCAAGGCGCAAATGGTATGGACTTGCTTCTGCGAAAAAAAACAATCCCCCCGCACATCGTGGCCTGCAAAGTCTGCGGCGGCAAAGGGACGAAAGATGGCGCAACCTGCCCGCAGTGTAAAGGTTCCGGCCGCGTGATCGTATCGTGTGAAGTAACAACGTATGTATCGGCATACGTGCCGGAGAAAGGATTGGGTTATGGGATATGATTTGATACCAAAAAATCAGGATTAAATCCATGTTAGGGAAAAAAGCTGAACCCCCGGCTGAAGAGTTCTTGCATAAAATAGAAATGCTGGCAGATTTCTGCGAACAGTCGGAAGGGTTTAATATCAATTAAAAGCATAAATATGGAACAGTTAGCAAAACAGATGAGGCTTGTGCCCAGTGTTTCCCAATGTATCAAGGATGCGGAAGGAACGGCGGAAGCGATCAAAGAACGTCTTCCCCGATTAAGAAGCCGGGATGCCAAACGGCAAAGCAAAAGGAGCATCGAGTTTTTCGAGGCGGTGGCTTATCACTTGAAACGGTTGCAAAAATTGGATAGCAAAACAATATCCAATGACAAATAACGAAAATCGCCTCACGGATTTGAATACATATTCTTTCTGTGAGGCGATTCTTTGTTGGTTGTGCGGAGTAGATTTTGTAATTTTGCAAAAAGAGAAAGAATCAATGCAGCAGTACGAATTGAATTTGGACATTGAGACCAAAGGCGAGGGCATCAGGCACAGGCGTACCCGCGTATCCGTGCAGGCGGCGGGAAGCAAGACCAGCCGGCAGGAGCATGTGTACAGGCGTAACCGGGAGCTGATCGCCCGTTATTACTACTGGACGGAAATACGCCGGAGGCGTTTTGACGACGTGATGCGCATCCTGTCGGAGGAGTTCCATGTGGAGGAGCGCACGATCAGCAATGCCTTGCTTGACTTCGGTGATTACCTGGACGGTTTGTACAAAGGCAAGAAAGATATACGGGAACTGAAAAAGGAATACCCGTATCGTAACTGGGAAAACTGAAAAGCGGGGCATCTGTCACCCCGCTTTTTTATTGGTATTCCTCAAAGGTGGTGCCGTAGACGAGCGTGTACGTCTTGATACCGCCGGCCATGACAGAAGGCCGTCCGCTCCGGCGGCTCAACGGCGAGAACATCTCATCCGCCGTCCACCCTTGCAGGCAATCGTGTACTTCGCTGACGACGGCATAACGGTCCAACGCCTTTCCCCTTACCCTTTCAGGTGCCTTGTTGTATGATTCCCCCTGGTAGGGGAAAGCTAATTTGAGTGTGATCTTTAAATCCACCAACTGGCACAGGTCGGTCAGGTCCCGGCAACCGGAATACTCGATGTCGATCAGGCAACAGGGGAAATCCACCGCCGGCCGCGTGGAATTGCCCACGTTCAACTGCCCCAGGTCTTCATCGATCCAACGGAGGGACGGAACCTCCTTTTCCAAACGGTCGCATAGCGCGACAAAGATGTCTTTGTTCATAAACTGTTATTTTAATGTGTCGATATATCCTTCCAGCCGCTTGTGTATCTCTTCCGCAAGTTCGTCCGACCGCCCCATGAAAGGACGTGCCGGTATGTTCGCCTGGCGGGTGTGTTCTCTTACCTCTACATTCCCGTATTTGGAGGTATGGCGCACATGGGCGGGTACCGTTACCCGGCCGGTGAACCCTTCATTGTGGACTTTGGCATAGTCCACCTTGTCGTTGCCGGCAGAGATGACCACCTTGTCGCGCCCGACGTATGCCGGGCGGATGCTGCCCATCAGGTTGCCGCTGTCGATCAGGAGCGACCCGTTCCGGCGCGGAATCTTTGCCGGCACCCACGGATTCCCGTCGAAAGCCTTCTCGCGGAAACGCTCCTTATAATAAGAGGTAGCGGTCTCGGCCACGATCTCGGCGGCATCGTCCAGTATCTTGTCCGGCAGGGAGCTTAAATAATTTTCCAACTCGTTGAAGTTCATATTGAAATATTTTATATGTTTGTACCAAGAAGTTTCTTCAGGACGTTTATCAACTGCAAGCACCTCGCGGATGACGGGGGCACGAGAGTCGAATATTGAATAAGAAAGCCCTGAAGGAATCAATCCGAAGTGGGAATCTGGCACCGGCCATCCAATCCGGCGAGGCGGAAACGTCACGTGTGGCGCATCCCAGTCGGCGGACGGACGCAAGGACTTATTCCCGCGATTTTTTTATCAATAATCCTCTTCTGTATCTCCAGCGTGGGTCAATCCTACGGCTTTTTTTCGTCTTATCCGCAATCTTGGCGTTCGGATAGATTTCAAACCAAGTGGCAATCCGGTAGTTTTTTGCGTCTGTCACATCGCAAATAACATTGATGACCTTCTCTTTATAAAATTTGATAAAGTTCATGTTCCGGAAATCCTTCGGCTTTACATAATCGTTTATCCATACTTCGTCCGGATGGGCCAACACGTCCGGTATGCAGTCCAACAAAGGTACCCGTGTCTTTGTGTACTTTCCGGATGTATGGCGCGTGAACACCTTTTCCGTCATCTCCACTTGACGTCCTTTGTAATCCACTATCCATTTGTGTTCGGACAGCCAATCCTCTTTTTTCCCTTCAAATGCTGTGGGGGCTTCAGTTGTGGCTTCGGCCAGTTTCTTGCCGAACGAATCCAGCCCGTAGTCGTTATAATACAGGTTGCCGACAAGTTTGGAGGCTTTGTCCGGGAACTGTTGTATGTACATCTGATTGCGGGTGAACACCTCGGCTGTCTTTCCCCGGTTCACGTCCCAGTGCTGCGCCTCGACCTGTTTCCACTCTTTCGTGTTGAAATAGTTGTCACAACGATCCTGTTCCGTTTTCAAATCCAGATCTTCAACCTCGTGCCCCATAAGGGGAACCACGTAGCATCTACATTTCCACCCGTTCGGCGGGAATATCTTGTCCCACCTCGGATCGTTGGCCGGAAGGACCAGGCCGTCCAGTTTCCGGTGTTCCTCCCTTACCTTGTCGTCCCCGGCCGTCTTGTACTCCCAATAAGGGAAAAGCTTCGTCTTCCCGACCAGCCGTTGGTAGTTGCTTGCCGACTCGGCAGTCAGTACGGCCGTTTCATATTCGGTCTGCTGCCACCGCTTATTGAAGACGTCCGTTGTCTGCAAGGCCTTTTTGTGGAACTCCTCGAAACTGCCGCTTTCCCGGAACAGGCTGTTCAGTTCCTGAAGCTCCGCCAGCGTCTTGGCGGCGGAGAAGTGGAAGACATTCATTTCCATCGAGGTGATGAAAGCGTCGTCCCGTGCCCCGTAGGTGAAAGCGGTATCGGCAAGTCCGACCACCTTGGAACGTCCCTTGCCGACAGCACGGACGAAGTCATCCGCGAAGAAACGGAACAGTTCCGCGTCGAACAGTGCCTTACCCCGGCTGTCCGCCACCCGGTTGATGATCCGGTTCTGCATCGTGTCGTCACTGAGGCGGATGTGGGCTTTGCCATCGGTCGCCCCGGCATGCGGGGCTCCTGCGAAAAAATCCCAAAGGCGGAGGAGCCATCCCCGGTCGTTGTTCCGGACGGCTGCCGCTTTCCCTTCCGGGCCGTCCGGATCATTCGGGTCCGGAGGCAACACGAATTGGGGGTGCTGCTCTTTCCGTGCGATGGCCTCGTCGCCCTCCGGCTGCGGGATGTTGTATTTCTCGTACAGGTAGCTCTGCGGGATGGGCAGGATGTCGGAGAGCAGGACGGTTTCCTCGACGGAAATTTCCTGCGCCTTGTCCAGGAACTTGAACCTGCCGCCACCGGCCGGATACCCCCGTTTCTCCAAGAGCGGGACAAAATACTTGTTCAACATCCGTTCGACAAACCGGCGGTCCGCCCGGTGCTTCTTCTCCTGCACGGCCATGTGGACCTGCCCCTGCGCGAGTGAGCTGCCGTCTTGCGTGGTCATGGTCTGTCCCAAGACGGTGATCAGTATCTCCTCGTTGCAGGCACCACGGAAATCATTGTAAAGGGCGCCGTTTCCGGAACTGCTGAGTGTTGTCTGCGTGGCTTCCGTCTCCTTGGGTATGACTAAGTAGGGAGCCGACCCTGCCTCCTCGAATGCCTGGATAAGTGCCCGGCGGCTCTGTTCGTCCATGCTGCTGTATTTCCCGATCCGCTGGGGCATACCGAAAAGCTCGACAAACTGTGCCCAGTCGCCGAAGCCTCCCCGTTTGTAGATGACGAAGGGGGCGGCACGCAGGAGGATGCCGAAGTCGTCGTCATTTCCGAACTGGATAATCAGGTCGTTGTCCGCATAGGGTATCCCGTGCTCGTCCTCCTCCCGGATGGCGATCTCCTTGGTCTTTGTCCGGATATGCTTGCGCGGGATGGACTTGAAACCGAACCCGTCCAGGAACAGGCATTCGACCAGCGAAACTCCCCAGAAGCGCGAGAGCATGATTTCGCGTAGGAGCGACTCGAATTCCGGCGTGTCCATCAGCGCGTCCATTTCGTCGACCTGTTTGCCGTCGATGGTAAAAGCGAGGTCCGCGTCCGTCACTGCGTCGATGCGTTTGTCGATGGCGTCCGACAGGTAACCGTCGATCAGGAGGTCGGTAAACAGGTCGTACAGTTTCGTCCGGTTCCCCAAGTCCGCCAGCCGGAGGGCGCTCCGCCAGGAACCGATGTCGTTCACCCCCCTGTGGATGGGGCGGACCAATATTTCAGTATGGACCGGCCGTTGTTTCGTTCCGACCGAATCCGGGCCTTTTACGGCCACTTTCTTTTTTTTCTTTGCCATGATTCATGTTTCTATTTTCGTTTGATTATACGGCCGTTTAAACAGCGTTCTAACGGTCTTTTAGAAATGCTGGCACCGCTTGGGGTTGCTGCCATACGCGATGGGACCGATCGGGGCGTTGCTTCCCGTTTCTTCTTCTGTTTCCCGATCGGGCAGGTCGGGCGAGACGTCGCCCCGCTGGACGGCCTTCAGCCAGTCGATGGCCCGTTCGTAACGGTCTTGCCGGAACTTCAAGTCCGTCCCGGCGTTGCAGAGGTTGATGAGATGCCAGGTGGCGATATCCTTGACGAATATCAATAGCAACTGGTTCCGCTTGTTTCCCGAAGCGGAGAAAACGCGTGTGCAGTCGAAACGTGTCAGGTAGCCTTTCGCCTCAGCTATGGCCGCGTCGATGGCGGCCTGTGCGATGGTCTCGTCCCCCCGCGTAATGGTTTCGACCTGTTCGTCATGCAGGTGGGTGTTCAATTCCTGTATTGTCAAAAATGCCATGATCTGATGTATTTGGATTAATATCGTTTCCTGTTTCGGGGACGCGTCCCGACGGTGCAACTGCCCGCCTTGACCGCCATTGCCTTTTGCTGGCAGATGAAGAAACCGCCCTCTATCGCGTCAGGACCGTCGGCGGGTGCCGGAAGCCCGTCGTCGAACAAGAGGAACTGTTCCTCCAGGCGTGCCATGTTGGGGTTGTCCTTCTCGGCGATGTTCAGGATCATGCGCCCCGCCCGGTTCAGGGGTTCCAGGTTGCCCTCGATACGGACGAACTTGTCCGGTTTGTTCCGCAGGTCGGGCGATATGGGGATGATGTATCCGGTCTTTTCCCATTTCTTCTGGAAAAGCGGGACAAATACCTGCTCGTAGAAGGGGTCCTGCAGTTTGTTGTTCTCGATGGAGTTATATACCTGTGTCCGGTCGGCCACATAATCGCGCAGATAATAATACCAATTGACGAACTCCTCGTTCTTCACATGGTCCAGGTAGCCGGTAATGACATACAGGTTGCCGTCCAGTACACCCATCAGGAAGTTGGCCTTGTAAGAGCCGAGCTTCTTCACCCCCTTTTTATTGGAGACCTTGTTTGACGGGGCAGGGTCGCCGTAGCTGACCAGGAAGGGGAACTTGTGTAGCGGCGGTACCGGTCCCCACTTGATCTCCTTGAAATAGCACCCTTCGGTCACCGGGTTGTTGAAACACTCCTTTTGTGCGCTGGCGGCGCTTACCTGTGCCAGCACATCGTCGATCGTCTCCTCGTCGTTCTTCTCCGGCCAGACGGAAGTCCCGTAAGCGAAATCGTTCTTGGGGTCCGGGTGGTTGATGTCCACCATGCGCAGGTTGATGATGTCCCAGTTCCCGATCGGCTTCTCCCGGCGTGACAGCTCGAGCGCCTTCTTGCCGGCCCGTGCCACGCAACAGTCCTTGGCGATGATGTTCCCGCAAAAAATCGTGAGCAAGGGTTCCGAGAAGGAACGGGTGAAGTAAAGTGCCTGCTCGAACCAGTTCCATTTGTCGTTCACGATCTCCGGATTGCGGCATTCCTCGTCGGTGTCGTAATCATCCACGAGGATCGTGTCCGGACGTACCTCCTCGATCTTGACACCACGCGGGCTTTGCCGTGCCCCGACCGCCATGAAGGAGGCTCCCCCCTTGGTAATGAAGTTGTCTTCCGTCCATTTGAAACCCCTTTGTTCGCCGTAATAGAACCGGATACGCTGGTTGGCCTCCAGTTGTGCCCGGTAATGGGCAAGCAGCTTGATGGCGTTGTCGAGGCTGTTGGAGCAGAGGATGATGTTCCGCTTCTTTCCGGTCAGGACCAGGAAGAGGACAACGAACATGACGACCGTGCTCTTGGCCAGTTCACGCGCCCAGGATAAAACCTCGTACCAGTTCTTAGGGCTATCAACCAGCCGTTTTATGGCCTTTTTATGGAAAGAGGCAAACTCATATTTGGCATAGTTCGGAAACATCTCCTTGATCCAGAGCAACGGATGTTTCTCTAAGTAGGCCAGCCACTTTTGACGTTCCTCGTAGGGCATATCCAAATCGACTGCCGTATCTTTTCGGATGGACTTCAGGTAGGCATCCCAATCTTCAAGAGCCTGTTTGTCTATGTTTTTGAGTGGTTTCATTTGAGCCGGTCTTTTATGTAAGCGTCAAAATAAAAGCTGAGTTCCTTCGCCTTTTCCGTGTCCGTCTTGCGTATCCAGTCGAGGATGCCTTTGGAAACGCTGATAATGTCGGCGATGCCGGTCTCCTTCTCCATCTTCTCGATGGCAGCCGCCAACTTGTTGATCGTGTCGGCCTCCTTGGAGGTGGCGAACCGTTCCCCGTCCTCACGTCCGGCAATGGCCTTGTTGATCTCCGCCACCTGCCGGTAGAGGTTGGCCAACTGTTCCTCGCGTGTCAGGCTGACGGAAGCCTTCAATTCCTCCCATTTCTCCGTCTTCACCCATTTGCAAAGCGTCTGTTTGCTGACCCCGACACGCTCGGCGACTTCCGCCTGTGTCAGGTGTTCCTTCAGGTAGAGCATCTTTGCCCATTCCTTCTTTTGCTTCATGCTTAAATCCGTACCCATATCCATCTGTATTTTGCTGGTTTGCACCCTCAAAAGTACGAGCGATTTTCCGGATGGAATAATCGCAAAGTGTTACGATACAAGCTGATGTAAACAAATTGCTTATTTAATGTAACCATTACAACGCGATTTTTCCGGCTCGTTTTTATCCCGCAACTTTGGGGTGGAAAATCAAAAAAACGATGCCGAAAAAGACATTCATATTACACGATGAGACGGTCAATACGCAAGGGTTCCGGATGCTGACATCGGGCGCCGACCTGTCCGTATTCGAGAACAACCCGGTCATGCTGCTCAACCATGACGACTGGAACATGCCGATCGGCCGCTGGGAGAACATCCGCGTCGAGGGGACCCGGATCCTTGCCGATGCCGTGTTTGACGAAGACGATGAAAGGGCTGTCGCCGTCATGGGCAAAGTGGAACGCGGGTTCCTGAAGGCGGCCAGCATAGGCGGATGGCCGGGAAAAAGTTCGGACGACCCGTCGCTGATGTTGCCCGGACAGACCTATCCGACCATGGTCACCTGGACAGTGCGTGAGGCCTCCATCTGCACCATCGGGAGCAACCACAACGCGCTGGCCCTGTACGACAAGGAGAACAAGCGGATGGACCTGAACGACAAAGGCACATTGATCAAACTGTTCGATACCGCTTCCGGTATCCATGTATCACATAAAAATGAAACGCAAATGACAATTTTAACAGGTTTATTGAAACTGTCGGACAATGCAAGCGAACAGGCCATTGCCGACGAAGTACGGAAGATCATCCGGCTCCGTGACGAACTCCAGGCAGAGAACGCCACGTTGAAAACAGAGAAAGAGGCACTGTCGTCCAAAGTCCAGGCTTTTGAGAAAAAAGAGAAGGACGTGCGCAAGGCAGACGCGATCGCCCTGGTGGACAAAGCCATCAAGGAAGGCCGCTTAGACGCGAAAGGCAAGGATGCCTGGATGAAGATGTTCGATGCCAATTTTGACCAGGCCAAGGAACAACTCGACGCGATCCCGTCACGTGTCAGCGTGACGCAACAGATACAGACTTCGCCTTCAGGCGGTACGGGCAGCGTGAAACTTGCCGATATGGCCTTCTCCGAGATCGTAAAGGCGGACCGTCTGAAGGAATTGAAGAAAGACGGGGAGCTTTACAGACAGAAGTTTTTCGAGGCATACGGCAAATACCCTGCCTAAGAAACAAGTATAAACCATTATAAAAACAAACAAGAATGAAAGCAAAATTTTTTGTTTCGCTCATGACGGCGATTCTTTTCAATGCCCTGACAAGCGGCGTGTTCGCCTCTATGTTGGGAATCGGCCACGGGACGATGTTCGCTCTGCAGATGGGGCTGTCCCTTATCCCACTGAACCTGTCCGGATGCCTTACTGAAGGACTGAACCGTGAAATCTGGATTCCGGAGATCATCGAGAAGTTCTACCCTTCGGACTCGTTCCTTACGCATTCGAAGAGCCTGGACGCCTGGGTGGACAACAACAAGTTGAACTTGCAGGAGGCGGGCGTCGATCCGGAGGTATATATCGATAACGAGTTGTATCCGATCCCGATCGTGGCGCGTACCGACATCCCGCACGAAATCGTGCTGAAACGTTTCGACACGGAGAACACGGTACATATCAATGCCATCGAGATCGAGGAGTCCGCCGAAAAACGCCAGAGCGTGATCGAGGGACATCGTAACTCCCTACAGCAGAAGTTTTCCCGGCTGGCCGCTTTCAACTGGGCTCCGGTGAAAAACGGCGATTTTACTCCGGTGAAAGCCGCCACCGGTGACAAGAATGCCCGCGGATACAAGGCTATGACCTACGAAATGGTAATGGACATGGAACTGGCATTCGATGAGCTGGAGGTTCCGGCCGAAGGACGTATCCTGATCCTGAACCCGCTGCACGCGATGGACCTCCGGATGCAGGACTTGAACATGTACAAGGCGTTTTATAACGAAAACAAACTGTTCTCCTTCACCGTGGTCCGTTCGTCCCTCACTCCGAAGTATAACGGCACGACAGGGCAGAAAGCCCCGTGGAACGCGGCAGTGGCAGCAACAGACGCGCCTTCTTCCCTTTTCTATTACAAGGAAGCCGTGGCCCGCGCCCGTGGAACGGTGGACATGTATTACCGCCTGAACGATCCCGAATACCGTGGCGACGTGGTCGGTTTCAATATGCGCGGTGTCGCTACCCCGGTAACGGGCAAATACTTAGGGGCCGTCTATTCGCCCAAGGCTTAATGTTTCACTTTAAAAAACAGATACGACAATGAGTTACATCAACATGCAATCGCGTAGGAGCTTCGACTTCTACGCCCCTTATAACGAGGAAGGCGAACGCCTTGTGACCATCCCGTTCCCGGTGGCCGTGGAGCGGAAGGTGGAGGAGACCGGTATCGTGCATGATGCCAATCCTGCATTGGTGACCGTCGCTCCGGCTGCGGCAGAAACAATCGAGGTGGAGACGAAAGTACAGGCGGGATCACTCCTGGTTATCCGCAATGAAGGTACGGCCGTCGCTACCGTCGGCGGTGCGAACTGCGCGGCTTCCAAAGTGACGACCCTGATGTGGGACGGCAATGCGTATGCGGAACTTTGTACATCTGAAATCGCATAACCGATGGCACGTCTTAAGCTCTTAGTCATCCACTGCACCGCCACCCCTCCCGGCCGCGAAGTATCGGCGGACGACATCCGCCGTTGGCATACAGCCCCGCCAAGCGAAGGCGGCCGCGGCTGGAAGCAGGTGGGCTATACCGACATGATCCACCTGGACGGGACGGTGGAACGGCTGGTGGCCAACAACGAGGATATGGAGGTCGATCCCTGGGAGATTACCAATGGGGCAAAAGGGCACAATAGTACAGCCCGGCACATCGTGTACGTCGGCGGCGTGGACCGCGACGGAAAGACTCCCAAGGACACCCGTACCCCGGCACAACTCCGGGCACTGGAGGCCTACGTGAGGGATTTCCACCGGAGGTTTCCGGATGTCCGGATCGTCGGGCACAACGAACTGGCGGCAAAGGCCTGCCCGTCGTTTGATGTGCGACAATGGATCAAAGAAATTGACAATGGACAATTAAAATCATAAATCATAATTCATAAATCATAAATTCATAATTCAACATGAAACGAATCAACGGAATATTCATTCTATTGCTCGGTATGCTCCTGATCTCCGTGTCGCTGATGGCGCAGGAGGGGACGACCGAGCCGGTACCGGGCATGGATTACAACGGGGTGTTTGCCTCGCTGGTGGCTATCGTGGCTGCGGTACCCTTCGTAGTGGAAGTGGTGAAAGGCTTCTTCCCGAAAATGAACGCTATCGTGACGCAGATCCTATCGTGGGTGGTGGCGGTCGCCCTCTGTATGTTCGGATGGTGGCAGCATCTCGGCTTCCTCGACGGACTGGACTGGTATATCGCCCTTTTGTACGGCCTGGGCAGCGGCCTGGCGGCAAACGGTATCGCCGATATCGGTTTGGTACAGTGGCTGATCTCCCTGTTCACCCGTAAGAAGAAACCGTCCAAGAAGGCCAACCCCTAATTATCCATTGTCAATTGTCAATTGAAAAAGCTATGGGATGGGACGCATTCTTCGACTTCCTCGGTGCCGGCGGCGGGCTGTTGGTCCTGCTCCGGTGGCTGTCCGACCTGCCCTTTGTCCGGCTCCGGCTGAAAGGGAAACGGGAGGATACGTTCCGGAAAATGCTTGAAAAGGATTCACAACTGATTAACGAACTGCACGATGAAGTCTTACAACTCAAAGAACGTTTTTACGCGCAGGAGGCTTGCCTGGAAAAGATGGTGCTTTGCCCTGTGTATGACCGTTGCCCTGCTCGCAAGTTCGTGCAGGAGTACAAGGCAAAATATTGCTACCCGCCGGCTGGACAGCCTCGTGTGGGACAGAAAGGCAAGCGTTACCCCAGAGATAATACCGCCCAGTCGGGCGACGCTGGCGGTACCGGTGGACAGCCTCCGTAGGTTGCCCGCCGGGGCAGCATACACGGAGAAAAGCGGGCAGGCGACCGTCAGCCTCTCTTACGAGGATGGTAACGTAGTCGCCTCCGCCCGTTGCGACAGCCTCGAACGGTTGGTGTTCGAACTCTCCGAACAGTTGTACGGCAAGACAGAACAGGCCGGACAACGCGAGGAACAGAAAACCGCTCCTGTCGCCACCTTCGGCCAACGGTTCAAAGGGTACTTGAACGGTATTTTAACAGGAATTATTTTAACGATAATCATTCAAATCATTTATAGATTATGGCAAAGAAAACAACGTCAGTCGGTTTGAAAGCAGTGTTGTTCGGAGACGTAAATCCGAATGGCGGAATGCCCACCGTGATGAAGCAGCTGGCACGTACATTCAAAGGCTCGGCAAGTTTCACCACCGAGGCTGACACGGTGACCAACTTCTATTGCGAGGAGGAACCGACCGTGCCGGTCGAAACGGTGGCTTCGGAAAACGGACTGAAACAAATCAAGCTGAATTTTATCGAGTGGGACAACGATACGCTGAAGGAGGTTTTCGGCGGCGAAGTAGTACCCGGCGAGGTGACCATTGACGGGAAAACCTACACTGTCGAAAAGTTCAAGGCTCCGAGAGATGTAGTTGAGATTGAAAAGGCACTCCGTGTGCTCACCCGCTTCAATCTGGTAATCGATATCCCCCGCGCCAAGATCCTTGCCCGTTTCGTTTGGAACTTGGCTGCCGACCAGATAGCCCAGATTGAAATCACGGCAACCGCCATGTCTTCCTTCGGTGAAGACGACGGGGCTTATGAGGTGTACAAATTAGGTGAACCTAAAGCAACCGGTTCCTGATGGAAAAGCAGGTGAAGAAAGGCCGTGCCATCGAAGCCCACGCCGCCGACGCCCTCCTGGACCGGCCGCTGACCGTCAACCTCCCGGCCCCGTGGCTGCTCCGGAAGTTCGGCAAGCGGACCATCCGCTACGGCGTCCCCTTTCCGAAAGGCGAGACATTGTGCCGGATGGCAGCCCTCTTCTGCCGGATGGATCTTGATCTGAAGGAACTGAAGGCGGGGGATTTGGGGACGACCTTGGAATGTATCGCCCGCAACGGCAAACGGGTGTCACGGGTGATTGCCGAAGGAATGGTGGGGAATACCATCCTTTCCCGGCTATTGGTACACCCCTTGGCCTGGTACATCCGCTGCCACATGACGATGCGTGGGATGGCAGAACTGACGCAGGTCATCCTGCTTCTGGCCAGTCCGGAGGGTTTTGTGAATACTATCTCATCGATCGCCACGATGAACCTGATGGCGCCGACGGAGAGCCGACCGAACAAAGAGAAAGGGAGTTAAAGGAGGAGTACGAACCTCCCCATAGCCCGTTCGGACGTATCTACGCGTTGATCTCTTCCGGCGCGTTCGCATACGACGAAGTCATGCGCAAGATTCCCTGGTGCGTCATCCTCACGATGATCAAAGACCAAGGGCGGATGCGCAAAAAGGAAGAAGAGGAAGAAGAAATGCTCGAAACGGAAGAAGAGGAATTAGCTTTCTTCGGCCTCGTATAAATCATAAATTAAAAATCATAAATCTCCCAACATGGCAGACGAACCTTTATACATAACCTTCGAGTTTCGGGGTAACCTCGCTGAAGAGGTTGAACGGGTGAAGTTAGGCATCGCAGGCTTGCGCAACGAGTCCGCGCAGACCTACCAGCGCTTGATCGCTGACAGCAACGAGGCGTTTGCCGCCATGAGCCGGGGCAACCAGCAACTGGCCGTCAGCATCCAGGAGGATATCAACAGCCTCCGCCAGCTGGATGCCGCGAACAAAGCGCTGGACGAAGGGTTTGCCCGTGGGACGATTACCGCTGCCCAATATGCCGAGGGCAAGGCGAAACTTGCCATTCAGGAAACAGATCTCCGTACCGGAATCCAAGAGAACATCAAGGTACTCCAGGAGTCCATCGAGCAGGAACGGATGGCGGAGGGAAGCATCGAATCGCTACGTGCTTCGCTCCAAAAGATGGAAGAGGCGTGGCGCAAGATGTCCGCCGCCGAACGGGAATCTGCCGCCGGCCAGGAACTCAAAGAAAAGATTCAATCCCTGAAGGAAGAACTTACGGGGCTGGAGCGAGGAACGACCGAAACCGCTTCCGGCTTGAAGCAATTCCAAAGCCAATTGGAAGCCTGCCCCGGTCCCATCGGGCAGACGGCGACCGCCATCGGGAAAATGACCAAGGCGGCGCTTGCCTTTATCGCGACCCCACTCGGCATGGTATTGGCTGCCATCGCTGCCGGGCTTGCCGCCGTCACCAGTTGGTTCCACCGCACCGAAGAGGGTGAAAACGCCTTGGCCAATGCGACGGCGGCATTCAACCAGGTACTCGCCAGCCTGCTGGATGTGGTGGATAAGGTGGGCGAATGGCTCTACAAGGCTTTCACCAAGCCCAAAGAGGCATTGACCGACCTTGTAGATTTTATCGAGGGGCAGGTGGTGAACCGCATTACGTCAGTTGGTAAGGCGGCACAAGCCGTATGGAAGATGTTGCAAGGCGACATCAAGGAAGGGGCGGCCGACTTTGCCAACGCTTGGTTGCAGGGGTTGACCGGTATTGAGGATGCCGGGCGGAAAGCCTCCGCATGGATGGCGGATACCAATGAAAAGATCAAGGAGTCGGTCGAATTGCAGAAACGCCGGAACGCCCTCGATGTGGCTGAACGCGACCTGTTGGTCGAGCGTAGCCGGCTGGAAGCCCGTATCGGCGAACTACGAGATAAGGCTTACGATATGAATAGTCCGGAGGCGGAACGCTCGAAAGCCCTGAAGGAGGCCATCCGCCTGACAGACGAACTCTTTGCCAAGGAACAGGCAATTGCCCGGGAGAAATACGAAATCATCAAGAAACAGAACTCCCTTGCCAACAGCAACAAGGCCGACCTCCGTGCCGAAGCGGAAGCCCTGGCCGAAGTGAACCGCCTGGAGGCGCAACGCTATGCCTCGCGTCGCATGATGCTTCGGCAAAGCAACACGCTGGACGGGAAGCTGCTGAAGACCAATGAAACGGAAGACGGTCCGTTAGGATCCATCCGATACTATGAAAACGTCATCAAGAAATTGAAAGAGGCACACGCCTTAGCTGCTGACGACCAAAGCCGTGAAAAGATCAACCAAGAGATCGAGAAGAACGTCAAGGAGCTGGAGCGTATCTCCGAACGGGTCGGCAAAGTTGCCTTGGAAGCCTCTAAAGAGATCATCGAAAAGGCGTTGTCCGCCTCCGAACGGCTGGACACCTCCGACCTCGACCGCCTGCGGAAGAAGATCGAGCAGGTCACGACCCGGACCCAAGAGGCACGCGAAGGTATTTTGGGCCTGTTGGATGCCTGGGGCACACTCAACGATTCCGGCCGGGCGACCGCCATCACCGACGAATGCTTCAAGATTGCCGACGGCCTGTCATTAGCTGCCGAGAGCGCGGAACTGTTCGACGAAGCCTTGGGCGGCACCCTTTCGACCGTCGCCGAACTGGTTGGAGGGGTTGGAAATATCGCCGGAGGGGTCGGCCGTGCCCTGAGCGGCGACGTGATCGGTGGCGCGACCGGAATCCTATCCGGAGTTACAGGTATTATCGGTTCGTTCAAAAAACGGACGGAGGAGAACAAACGGATTCTCGCCGAATACAAGCAGAGCCTCTTGGAAACCGAGATGAAGGAACTGGAGTACAATGCCATCCTGCGTGAACGGCTCCGCCTCCAGCAACAGATCGGCGAGACCTCGCTGGATTACTTCAATCGCCAATCTGTCGAATTGAAGAGACAGGCTTCGCAGATTGAAAAGGAATATGCCGAGGTCTGGAAAAAGCTCCAGGACGAACAGTATGTCACGGAGACCCACTACAAGCACGGCACCTGGTTCCGCAAGGCAAAGATTTGGAACGACTACGACTCGCTGGCCGGCAAGACCTACGAGGAGATGGAATCGCTCTATACCCAAGGCAAACTGACCGAATCCGCCCAGACGCTTTTCGAGCAGCTCCGGAAGCTGAAGGAAGAGGGAGCGGACGTGGCGGACCTAATCGACGACCTGAATGAGGAGATGAAGGAATCCTTCACCGGCACGACGGTCGATTCCATCACCGACAGCATCATCCGGGGTTTCGCCGAAGGCAAACGCTCCGCCAAGGACTTTGCCGACGATTTCCAGCAGATGCTGCACAACGCCGTCCTGCAAGGGGTGAAGATGAAAGCCCTCGAAGAACCGCTCCGCCGGTGGTACGAATCGTTTGCCGAGGCGAGCCAGAACGGACTGAATGCCGACACGATCGCTTCGCTCCGGGAGCAATACAACAAGATCATCGAGGACGCAGCCAAGCAATTGGAGGATATGGAAAAGGTGACAGGTACGACGATTGGCAATATCGCCGACACCGGCCGAACCGCCACCGCGCAAGGCGTCGCCTCCATGAGCCAGGACAGCGCGAACGAACTGAACGGCAACTTCTACGCCCTCCTGATCTATGCCGACAAGACGTGCCAGGGAGTGACGAACATCAACACGATGATGGTCGAAGCCCTCGGCGTGCTGAACCGCATTGCCGCCAATACCGACCGATTGGAGGCGATTGAAAAGAATGTCCGCGAAACACGTGTATTCATCCAGGACATGGCAAACCGTGGGATCATTTTACGCAAGACAGCATGACGAACAATATCTACATAGACGGCATCAACCTCCGCAGCCGCTTCGGTTGCTGGGTGACGCGCGGCGGCTACAACGGCCTCTTGGCGTTCCCGGCGATGAAGGAGCCGGAGGCGAACGACTGGCCCGAAGAGGACGGCATCGAGGTGGATTTGTCCGACCCGAAGCTGGAGCCGAAAGAGGCGGCCGTCTCTTTCCTTGCCGACACGATCGACGGGGCGACCGACCTTATCGCCTATTTGTCCGCTCCGGGTTACCATACGGTACGCATTCCATCTTTGGGGCGCGAATGGCAGCTTCGGCTGTCGAGCCATCCGGCCAACAAGGTCTATCCGCTGGCGACCGCCTTCAGCCTGAAGTTTACGGAGGATAACCCGGTGCGCCCAGCTTCGGAGGGACTGCCCTCGCCGGGGCTTTGGATGCCGGAGAGCCGATACAAGTTAGACGATGTGCCTTTGTCTGCCTACGGCGTGGTAGTCGATGAAAGCCGGAACGCCCTCCTGAAAGCCCCGACGGTAAAGATGAACCTTTGCCGGAACATCGAAACGGAGGACGGGCAGATTTACGACGTCGACCATTTGGTGTTCCAGAAGAAGGAAGTAACGTTCAAATGCCATTTGAAAGCCGCTCGAATGGCGGATTTTTGGCTGTGCTACGACAGTTTCCTGACGGCGCTGATACGACCTGGCGAACGGCAACTCTATGTGGAGGAGATCGGCAAGGCGTATCCTTGCTATTACAAAAGCGCGTCCGCCTGGAAGCTGCTGACATTATGCGGCCCGGTGGTGGCGCAGTTCGACCTGACGTTAGTCTTCACCAGCTTCCGGTTGTACGAAACAGATTATTTCCTTGCCACCGAAGCAGGCGAATTTATCGTCACTGAGGACGGGGAATACTTTATAGACATGAAATAAGATATGACGGGACAGGAACAAAAAATAAAGATAAGCGAATTGCCCTCCTCAGTCTCTTTTAAAGGACTTTGGACATTGGGCTACCAGAACGTGGACGGCAAGAAAACGAGCGTCAAAGTCTCTTTGGATGAGATCCGGACGGCGTATGAGAATGCGGTGTCGGCTGCCACGGATGCAAGGGATGCTGCAGGAACGGCGCTATCTGCGGCTACCCGTGCAAACACGGCAGCCGGTGAAGCAGAAAAGATAAACATCACCGTTTCCACATCCGAGGCCAAACGTGCTGAAGCCGAAAACGAACGTAAAGCCGCCGAACAGGAGCGTGCCCGGACAGAGGCTTTGCGCCAGGATGCGGAAGAGCTTCGCGACCAAGCAGAAACGGAACGCTCCGAAGCGGAAAACCTACGTAAAGAAACAGAAAACGCCCGTATCCTTTCCGAGGGACTTCGGGCGGACGAAGAAGCCAAACGTGCGTCGGCTGAACTCCTCCGCAGCCAAGCGGAACAGGAGCGTGCCACCGAAGAGTTGAAACGTGCCGAAAACGAGCAAGGACGGGTTTCAGCCGAAACCCTGCGCGATCAATCCGAGACCAAACGGCAGGAAGCCGAAACCCTCCGCGACCAGGCCGAACTGGAACGTATCTCCGAAGAGGCCGACCGTGCTACCGCCGAACAAGTGCGCACAATCAAAGAAACGGAACGGATCGAAGCGGAACAGGAACGTTCCATCACTGAAATCGGACGTCGGGGAAAAGAGGATGTCCGTATCGTCGAAGAACAACTTCGCGTAAATGCCGAGACAACTCGCCAAGCAAACGAGGCCACCCGCCAGGCACAGGAGGAACAACGGGAACAAGAGACCATGCAGGCTATCCTTAACGCGGAAGAAGCGACCGAAAAAGCAAAAATAGAAACTGCAATCACATTGGATTTGAATGCCCACCCGATGAAAATAATGGGTGGCATCTGGTTTGAATGGAACGTTGCCGAACAAAAGTACGAGAACACCGGCATACAGGCGAAAGGCGATGTGGGTTCCTCTTTCCGGATAATTGGCCGGTATGACACGTTGGACGAACTGGAAGCCACCGTGCCCGACGGCGCGGATGTAGATGGCGTATATGCCATTGGTGCGGATGAACCGTTCGATTATTATGCCTGGCTGTTCGTGGACGGCATGTGGAAATGGGACAACCAAGGGAAACTGCGCGGTGCCGAAGGTAAATCTTCATACGAAGTATGGACGGAGTATCCGGAAAACGAAGGAAAGACGAAGGAGCAGTATTTCGACTGGCTCAGTCCGACTATTGACCCGGAAACGGGACGCTGGAATATCCAGGGAACTGACATGGGAGTGCAGGCCGAAGCGGTTGATGCCCATGTGACGGTAAAGGAGAATACGGATGACAGCTATGTCCTGCATGTGAAAAGCGCGAAAGGAGAATTTGACACGCCGAACCTCAGAGGTTTCGATGTAAAGGTCCGGGAAGTAGAAACCAATACACCGGATGATTACCGGCTGGAAATTACGACAGTGAAAGGGACCATAAAAACCCCAAACCTGAAAGGACGCAGCGGGTCAGCAGTGATTGACCTCGACCATGAGCCGGTCGAGTCCGACACACATTATACTTATAACGGCGTGCAATATGCTTTCAGCGTTGGAGACGAAGTCCGGTGGTACGATACCGATTCGGAAGCGTTTGTCTTGTTCAAACTCTACGCGATGACAGAAACCGGGGCCGTATGGGAAGAAATGGGAAGCGGAGCGGGATCACTCCCGACAGACGTGATCCTTACGGGACCGTCCGAACTTTCTTCAGATGAATCGGAGAGTTACATTTATTTACAGGATGGATATTTAAAAGGTAAGGAGGAATAACGATGGCAAGAAACAAGGGAGGCGTTTACGTCTATCAACAGATGGAAAAGACGCTGGCGGAATGGCTGGCGGAAACAAAACCGGTACCGGCAAAAGTACTTTGCTGGGAATCGGATACGGGCATCATCCGCATGGGTGACGGCAAGTCAATGTACAAGGACCTGCCGCCCCGGATCAGTTCGGGGTTGTCTCCCCGGATCAGCGAAACGACCGGTTGCTGGGAAACGTTCAACATCGCAACGAAACAATGGGATGACACAGGGGTGAACCCGACAGTCGGGATCGGTATTGATGGCGGAAAGCCGAGCACGGTGTTCACGGCCGGGCAAATATTGAATTTTGGAAAAATAGCGGAATAAACAATTAAAAGCAGAAGGATATGGCATTACAAATGCAACTTAGGAGCGGCACTGTCCAGGAATGGGAACAGTTTAACCCCATCCTTGCCGAAGGGGAAATGGGCGTAGTATTGGAACCGTCGGGTGGTTTTGTTATCGGCGATGGGAAGAAAAGTTATAAAGAATTACCTTTCCACCCGTGGGCGCAGGATGCATACGACATCCTGGTCACATACGGAGGATATAAAGGGACGAAAGAGGATTTCTGTCGGCAGCTCGATTCGTCGCTCCGCCTTCCGGAGCAGCAGGCCGGCACGCTGGTGAACGCCGGTGCGGGGTGGAACTCGTTCACTTTTCCGAAAGAGTTCGCCGAAGATGTGTATGTCGTCCTCACCCCGCAGGATGCCGCCGTGTTCGCCTCGGTGAAAAACATCAGCAAGCAGGGTTTCCATTATTGCCTTTTCGATGCGGCGGGCGACACGATCGCGCAGAACGTGCAGGTCGTTTATATGGCTACGGCCGTATCGGAACTGAACCTGGCACAGGCCATCGCAAAGGCTTCCGGACTGAACCCTTTCGGCTTTGACAACCTCACCACGCTGTTTGCAGGCCATGCCGCCGAGGTTGTCGCATCAGAGGCAGCGTTCGGCATGGTCAGGCGTTCGGCAATGGCATCCGCCCGTTATATCTGCCATCTGACCGGCCTTAACCCGGATAGTTACTTCAACATGGTTTCCATTGCCGGGAATGTCACGGCAATGAACATGGTTGCCCAAACCCCGGAAGTAGTTGTCTACATCCAGACCGCCCCCGGCGCGTATGACAGCATCTGCCTGGGCACGATGCCGATGACGAAATACCTTTGCGGTATCCTGTCCACCGCCCCGGAAGGCTATTCGACCGTAACGGGTTTGTTGGAGGACGAAACGTTGTTGGCAGCCCTTGTCCTTTCGGAGCCGGCGATGACCGCACTCTGCGGATCATCCATCGGTACAATAGAATTGGCTGCCAGCAGCGTAGCCTGTGATGCTATTTTTGAAAATGAAAGTGCATTCACAATCATTCTGGCAGCTCCGATTGCAATGGCAGCCATTTCAGATTCGGAACCGGCCATTACAAATTTGATTCAGACACAAGAACGTTGTAATAGACTTGCTGCAAGCGAAACGGCGATGACCGCCGTCGCTGCAAGCGAAACGGCGATGACCGCCGTCGCTGCAAGCGAAACGGCGATGACCG